TACCATCATTTAATCCTCCTGGCCCTAGCGTGTCACCAGTAGATGCTACTACCAATAGTCAACAAACCAATGCTAATTCTCTTGCTACTCAAGCTCAAGGTGCTTGTGATAAATGTATTGGTGATGCCTCTAATACTCCAACATGTCAGTCAGCTGCCTGTAATCCTCAAGCAGGTGGAAAACGCCTACAAAAAGGTGGATCATGTGGGTCATGTGGAATACAAATGGGAGGAAGTGGATGTGGAAATGGAGGCCTTATTCCCAATGGACAAACATGGGGATGTATGAGTGGTGGAAAAAGAAGATATAGAAAGTCTAGAAAGGTAAGAAAGTCTAAGAAATCTAAGAAATCAAGAAAAGGAAAGAAATCAAAGAAAGTTAAGAAATCAAAGAAAGCTAAGAAATCTAGAAAGTCTAGAAAATAAAATAACTATATAAAGTAATATGAGATCAAGTGATATTACTTTAACAATTTTTATAATATTAATATTTGTTGGTATGTATTTTTATAATATTTTAGCAGTAGGTATTAAAAATATTCAAGATAACTGGCCAGAATATAGATGTAACCCGTCTATAATGCCTTTTGCTGGAACATTTGGACACGATGTTATGGATAACTTTACATATTGTATTCAAAACATGCAGACAGATTTTATGGGATATCTATTACAACCTTTGAATTATTTAACATCAGTAATCGGTAGTGTTAGTGGTGATTTGACGGAGGCTGTTCAAGATGTTAGATCATTTATGGATGTGTTTAGAAATTTTATATCATCGATTGTTCAAAGTATTTTTGGAGTATTTTTAAATATATTAACACAATTTCAATTTATTTTAATTAAAATGAAAGATATGTTGGCAAAAATAGTAGGTATTATGGCATCAATGATGTTTATACTACAAGGTTCAGTTATGACAATGAATGCAACTTGGAATGGTCCTCCTGGACAAATGGTAAGATTAATGTCCAAAATGAAAATTTAAAAGTAAATTAAATTTATTTATTATACAAATAGAATATATGAATATGAATAGTAATAATATATCTGAGATAATAAATAAATTATATAGTAAAGCAGGATTTCTGGAAAAATATGGGGGGTCATTGTGGACAACATTTATTATCAGTTTAATATTTTTTATAGCAATATCATATTATTTTGTTTATAATAACATCGAACCAATTAAAGCTGATTGGGTGAATCAAAGGTGTAAACCAAATGTAATGCCGTTCGCAGGACTTATTAATCCACCTGATCCAAATACAATGAATGCTTTTGAATTTACTCAAAATAATTTTACAAGTTGTATTCAAAGTATTCTGGCTGATATAATAGGAATCTTTTTAGCACCATTTTATTATTTAATTGATTTATTAACCAAAATATTTGATTTAATAAGGGAATCAATTCAGGCAATTAGAGAACTATTAGATTCTATTAGAAATGCTGTTATGGAAGTATCATCAGAAGTAATGGGAAGGATATTAAATTTTTTAATACCGTTACAACATTTACTAATCAAGGTGAGAGATATGATGAGTAAAACACAAGGTGTAATGTCTGCTAGTGTATATACATTATTGGGAACATATGATACGATGATATCTGCTGTTAAATCTATAGTTCAAATAATATCATCTATATTACTAGCTTTAGCAGCTATTATAATTATATTATTTGTTATACCATTTGGTTTTGGATTACCTTTTGCTATACCATTATTAGTAATATTTATATTAATTCTAATTCCCGGAATAATGGTTTATATTGTTCAAGTATTAATTTTGAAACAAATGTCAAACCCACTACCGAATATTCCGGGTTGTTTTTGCGGAAATACATTAATAAAATTGAAAAATAAAAAATACATTAGGATAAAAGATATTGAACCGGGAATAGTATTAGAAGATAATAATATTGTAACCGCAAAATTAAAATTGGCAGTTAGAGACGAAAATTTTTACAACTTAAATGATGTAATATGTACAGGAGATCATAATGTCAAATATAATAATGTATGGATAAAGGTAAAGAATCATAAAGACAGTAAAAAAATCGAAAATACATCTGATTACATCTACTGTATAAATACAAGTAAAAAATATATTAAAATAAAGGATGAGATTTTTGGTGATTGGGATGAATTGGACAATTCAGAATTAGATGAATTAAAACAAAAATGTGAAAAATATTTACCAAATAGATTTGAATTGACACATATTCATCAATATTTAGATGGTGGATTTGTGGAAAATACAAAAATAGAACTACAGGATGGACATAATGTTAATATTAAAGATGTGGAAGTAAATGATATATTGCGTTTCGGTGAAAGAGTTACTGGTATAGTTAAAATAAAGGCAGATGATTTAGAAATAAAGAAATATAATTTAGAAAATGGTAATTATATTATAGGTGGACCAAATATTCAGATTTGTGATTCAGATTTAGGAATGGTTAATAGTTTAGATATGTATGGTGATAAAGTAGATACAAAATATATTTATCATTTAACTACCGATAATTCTACATTTTACATTAATGGCACCAAATATTATGATTATAACAGTTGTATTGATAAATTTTTGGATTTAGAAAATATTAGATTATTAAAAGCATTAATTTAATTTTTATATATAAAATATATATAATATGGATTTAAAGATATTCGGATTATCTTGTCGTTTAGAAGTGATTATTATTTGCCTAGTAGTAGGTTTTATTTTAGGAGCACATTTACTTTGTTCCTGTAGTAAAATTGGTCTTCAAGAAGGTATGGCTATGATGGGTTCATCTCTTGATTGGGAAATGGGTGAAGGTCAGCCAACAAGTTGGACAACCAAAGGAGATGAATATGCCAAAAGTATGGGATATAGTGATACCACCTCCAAATATGCTCAATATCAAGGAACACCCGTTCCTTTACCCGAGGGACAAATGTTTATGTTTGCTGACAATAAATTCAAACCTGAATGTTGTCCTTCTACTTATACTTCCAGCACTGGTTGTGCTTGTATATCTCAAGAACAAGTAAACTATATCAACCAAAGAGGTGGAAACCGCACTATGGCTCCTGCTGAATTTTAAATAAAATAAAATATTATAATTTTAATTCAATTATTATAATATTTATGGATTTTCTAATATATGCCTTTCTAATTCAGGTATACATCCTTCGTCATAAGTTTGAAGACATTTCACTTTTGTTATTTTAACAGATTTATGATGGTTATTAATTTCCCCATTGAATTTTCTACTTCTTATAGTATATGACATATGAACATCATGGTCATCAATTTTACAAATAATTAAATTTAAGAATAATCCACTGTAACTTGTTATAAAATATGTTAATGTTATATCTTCTCTCGTTAACAACATATTAAACATAGTATGTATAAGTCGAAATTTTATATCCTTATATTGAATTTTTTTCATATTTTTACCCGCATATAAACACCGGTTAGAGAGAATATTAAGATCATCGTTTGAAAAGGGTATTATAAGACTATTATCATTTTTTCTCAAATAGATATATTTTAATAGATAATGACATATACAATCAGACAATCTGCGAATGGGAGATGTAAAATGAGAATATTCAGGCATCCCAACTAAATCATGCGATCTATTTTGTGATAAATATTCAGCTTGAATTCCATTCACTATAATTTCATTTAATAATTCATTACCAGATAAATTATACATATTAGATAATAATTCTTTTGCTTCACATGTTCTAAAAATACCCTTTCCATCTAGGTTTAATTTTAGATATTCTCCAATAAATGAATTAGCTAATATAGCAAATTCAGCAATCATTTGTTTCATTTGAATTTCGTAATTATCACTCTTATAAATATAGGGAATTCCATCAACATAAACAGGATATGATTGTGAAACTTCATTTAATTTTATACCAATTGTTTTCTCTCCTCTTAAAACTTGTAAAGCATTACTTATTTTTAATCCTATATAAATAGATTCATTCGAATAAATCTGTTCACACGCAGATTTATATGATAAAGCATTTTCCTTATTAACCTTTATTTTTGTAAATAATAATTGAATATTACCTGGTTGATAATTAGTATCATTAATATTCATTAATATTGTTATAGCATTTTTAATATTTCCTTCGTTATTAACCATTAAACTAGATTTTTCCATAATTTCATGAGGAATCATATGAATAGGACGTCTATTAGAAGGATAATGAGTAATCACCCTATCAACAACATAGTTCCATAAATTAGATTTTAAATTAATATATTCAGTAGGGTCCGCTATATGAATCGCCAAATAAAGAACATTATTTTCTTTATAAATACTAAAAGCATCATCAGCATCTTCACATCCTTCCGGGTCAATACTAAATACATCTAATTCTGTCAAATCAACTCGATCTAACACACTATATTCATGTGGAATTATATTATCAGTTAATAAATTCGGTACTATTTCATCTCTTGGTCTATAAAGATTTTCGATAAAAGCTGAATAATTCATTTCATAATCTATATTTTGCTCCATTATATAGATTATGAAATTATATTTAAATATTATTTTGTAATGTTACAAACATCACAATATTCTATTTTAATCATTTCTTTTTCAAGACCAGCCTCCACATAATCTTCAATAAAATTATGTTTACAAATAGAATTTAATTTTGAATCAATTCTTAATAGCATATTATCATTATTATCTAGTTTACATTTTAAATGAATACCCATATTAAATGAAATTTTATCATCTATATCCATCTCCCCCATATTTTTAAGTAAATTGATATCCATATCTGTTTCACTTATATTGTGTAATAAAAAATTGATATTTTCATTTTGCCTTATAATATTTTCTTTGAGAGATTTAAAATAAAAAATTTTATCATTATTTATGTCTTCCATTCAGATATATATATTGTGGTCAATTCTTTAAATGTATAGTGTTTTTAATAAATTACTCATCTGGTCGCGTTTGATTAACTTGCTTACGATTTCCTTTGTCACTGTGAAAGGAAACTCAACTTTTAATGACATCTCCTTCTCAAATAATTTTGATTCCGGTTTCATTAGTCTATATAAGTTAAGCTTTGTATGAATGATTTCCAAACATCTCTTCAAGTTACGAACACCATTTTCACCTTCTGTAAAATTTTCTACCATATAGTCAATTGTTTCATCAGGAATAATGATTTCATCTTTATTAAAATTCACTTGTTGAATAATATTAGGAATTAGATAATCTTTGGCAATGACTCGTTTGTCTTTCTTTTCATATCCATCAGTTTGAATCTTATACATTCTATCCAAGAGAATTGGATTCACTTTAGATTCATCATTGTAACTAAATATGAATAGACACTTGCTTAGGTCAAAATCAATTTCAGAGAAATATTTGTCATGAAACTGAGTATTTTGTGTAGTATCTGTTAAATGAGTAAGAATACCAGCAATTTCTTCACCTTTTGCGGTGTCACTGATTTTATCTAGCTCGTCAAAATAGATAACTGGATTCATTGATTTAGTCTTAACTAGAATATCAACAATCTTGCCCCATGTGCTACCTTCATATGTATAACTATGACCTTCAAGGAAACTACTATCTGTTGCTCCACCAAGAGCAATGAAAGCAAAATCTCTATT